TCGCTCTGGCAGGAGATCGCGGATTTCATGCTGCCGCGCGCGGGCGTGTTCACCTACAAAGGCACGCCGCAATTGCGTCCGCAGGTCTTCGACAGCACTGCCGTTCTCGCCTTGGATCGGTTTTCCGCCGCCTTCGAGAGCATGCTGACGCCCCGCTCCCAGACTTGGCATATGCTGAAGCCGCTCGACGACGATCTTGCCGACGACACCGAGGTCAAGCGCTGGTGCGACGAGGTCACGCGGCGGCTGTTCGCCTTCCGCTACTCGCCACGCTCCAACTTCGCATCGCAGATCCACGAGGTCTATGGAAGCCTGGGCGCTTTCGGCACCGGCGGCATCTTCTCGGAGGAAGCACCAGGCGCCGGGATCACCTACCGCGCCTGCAATCTCGCCGGCCTCTATGTGGTCGAGGATTTCCAGGGCCGGGTCCGCACCGCGCATTACAAGCTGGAGATGACGGCTGAGCAGGCCGCCCAGCGCTTCGGCGTCGATCAGTTGCCGGATCAGATCCGCGGCAAGCTTGAAACACGACCCGACGACAAGTCCACTTATCTCCATTGCGTGCGGCCGAACGGATCCCGGGTCCATGGCGCCAAGGGCCGCAGCGGTATGGCCTATGAATCCTGGTGGGTCAGCCAGGATGCACGTCAGGTGGTCGGACAGGGCGGCTTTCGCACTTTCCCCTATGCGGTCTCGCGCTATGTGACGCGGCCGGGGCAAGTCTACGGCGACTCGCCGGGTATGCTCGCCTTGGCCGACACCAAGATGCTGAACATCATGGCGCAGACCATGGTGCAGGAGGCGCAACTCTCGATCGCGCCGCCGCTGCTGGCGCCGAATGACGGCGTGCTCTCCGCGCTCGGCGACGGTGTCTCGCTGATGCCGGCCGCCATCAATTACGGTGGGGTCGATGATCAGGGAAGGCCGCTGATCCATGTGCTCAATCGCGGCTCACAATTCGCCCCCGTGAAGGAGGAGATCTCCGAACGGCGCCAGAGCATCAATGCCGCCTTCCTGGTCAGCCTGTTCCAGATCCTGGTCGAGACACCACAGATGACGGCGACCGAAGCTCTGCTGCGCGCGCAGGAGAAGGGCGCGTTGCTTGCGCCCACCACGGGACGGCAGCAATCGGAGCTGCTCGGCCCGATCGTCGAACGCGAGATCGATCTACTGGCACGCGCCGGCGCCTTGCCGCCACCGCCGCCGGTCCTGCTGGAGCGGAATGGCGGCTACAAACTCGAATATGACTCGCCCTTGACCCGTGCGATGAAGGCCGATCAGGGGGTCGGCCTGTTGCGTACGATCGAGGCCTTGGCGCCATTGGCCGGCGCGGATCCGGCGGTAATGGATATCTTCAATCCCGACGAGATCGCACCGGGTCTGGCCGAGATCAATGGCGTGCCGGCGAAGTGGATCCGCTCCAAGGACGAGCTGGATGCGCTGCGTCAGGGCCGTGTCCAGGCCCAGCAAGCGGCGCAGGCCGCCGCCGCGCTGCCGGCCGTAACCGGCGGCATCAAGGACCTGGCGCAGGCCGAGGCCGCCGCTTCGCAATCAGCGCCGCAGTAGAGGCGGAAACATGAGTCTGCTCGATCGCGTTCTACCGCGCGCCGATCTGGTGCGCGCCTATCAGCAAGTGTTCGGCGGCAGCGGGCTCGCGCGCGACGCCGTGCTCGGCGATCTCGCCGTCTTCTGCGGCGAGCAGCAATCATCGGTGCGGGTCAGCGGCCAGAAGGCCGTCGATCCTTATGCGATGGCGATCGCCGAAGGTCGCCGCGAGGTCTGGCTGCGCATCCGCGCCATGCTGGAAATGGACTCATCGCAGGCCTGGGCGCTGGCACAACGCGAGCGCAGCCAGGCAACTTCGGCACGACAAGGAGGTCGATGATGATGGACGGCGAAGTCGAAACCGGTGCGGTGGAAGCCGTGGATTCCGCGAGCACTGATGAGAATGGCGGCAGCTGGTTCGCCGGTCTCGACGGTGACACGCAAGGCTGGCTCGAGAATAAGGGCTGGACCGCCGAGAACGGGCTGACGCAAATGGTCCGCGCGCACCGCAGCCTCGAGAGCATGATCGGCCGCGACAAGGTCGTCTGGCCGAAGGATGCGCAGGACAAGACCGCCTGGGCCGAGGTCCACCGTCGCATGGGCGTACCTTCAAGTTGGGAGGAGTACGGCCTTGTACCGCTCGGCGCCGATGGCCGCCCCGATGAGGCGGCGGATCGCAGCTATGCCGACGGCATGGCGCAGGTCCTGCACAAGCTCGGCATCGGCCGGGACACCGCGACCGCGCTGGCCGGCGAGCACGCGAAGCTGCAGGCGGTGCTGACCGCCGCCGACAATGACGCCTTCCAGCGCACATCGGCGCAGGACCTCGACAATCTGCGCCGCGAATGGGGTGGCGAAGCGGATCATCGCCTTGCGGCGGCGCAGCGCGCCACGCGGGCCTTCGGTATCGAGCCGGGGAACTTGGGCAAGATCGAACGCGCAATCGGCACCCGCGCGATGCTGACGCTCCTGTCTGAGATCGGCACCGCGATCTCCGAAGACCGCGGCAGCGGCGCCGGCGGCTTCGGCTCCGGCGGCTGGCTCACACCGGAGGCGGCCAATGCCCGCCTGGTCGAGCTCCGCGGTGACAAGGACTGGACCCGCCGCTACTTCACCGGCGACAAGAGCGCCATCGCCGAATACGACCGGCTGATCGCGGCGGTGGCGAACCGGGGCTAACGGCACAAGCCCCGCTTCGCTTGCTCCCACTCGGGCGTCTGTTATCTTCGCGTCAGCACTTGCGTGGAGATGACGCTATGACGACCGGCACCTGCCATTGTGGCGCCGTCAAAGTCACACTCCCAGAGGCGCCAGCCTGGGTCAGTGATTGCAACTGCTCGATCTGCCGGCGGTATGGCGTGCTCTGGTCCTATTTCATCGCCAAGACTGTGAAGACCGAGGCGGCACCCGAGGCGCTGGCGCGCTATGCCTGGGGTCGCAAGGAGCTGAACTTCGTCCACTGCAAGAACTGCGGCTGCATGATGTGGTGGGAGCGCGCGACGCCGGACCCCGAGAAGAAGATGGGAGTCAACATGCGCATGTTCGATCCCGCCGTCCTGGCCGCCGCGCAAGTCGAGAAGCTCGACGGTGCCAGCGACTGGTAGAGCGCCTCATCAAGAGAAGGCTTCGAGGTCCCGCGGCGCGATGGTGAGGTCGGCCTTGCGCTCGAGCGATCTGGCGCCGGCGCGGAGTGCGAGACCGCTTACGGCAGGACCCGCGCACCAGAGCAAGGCGGCGAGGTAGGCGGTGAGGGGAATCGGCCTCGGGTCGGACGCGTCGGGATAGGAGAAGATCGCAACCAGCAGCAGCGCCATCAGCGCGGCGACGACGATCAGCTGCGCGCCGAGAATGCTCAAGCTCCGCGACCAGGCATAAAGCGCGCGCGGCGTCCGGCTCCAGCGATGCGCCGCGACGATCAAGGCCGCGGTGAGCGTCGCAGGCAGCAGGTCGGTCAAGACCACGGTCCAGAGGAAAAACATTCTCTTCTCCGCTCTATTCCAGCGGAGACCAGAGCGTGGAAACCGGGCGAGATTTGGGCGCTCTCCGTGCGTTTCCGTGGCAGCATCGCGGCCCGAAAAGGCAACAGGCTATCGTTCGGGCAGCACCGGCTCTTCGCCGAAAGGGCGATTGATGAGGGAAAGCGCTTCGCGCGCGGCAAAGACACGATATGAACGCTGGCCGGTGCGTTCGACGAGAATGTTGGTCTCGGTCAGTTGATCGGCGGCACGGCTGGCGGCGGCGAAGGTTACATCGAGCAGCGTCGCGAGTTGCCCGACGGTCAGAACCGGATAATGCGGCAGCAGCTCGATTGCCCGCAGCGCCGCCGAGCCGGCGCGGAACCGGCGGCGCGCGCGCCAGAGTTCGGCCAGTTCCCGCAGCCCGCTGCGTGTTGCCAGGATCTCATCCACGCTGCCGATGACCGCGCGCGCCATGAAACCGATCATTTCTGCCCAGTCGAGACGCTGTTGCGCCGCTTTGAGCGATGCATAATAGGCAGGCTTATGGGCCTCGATGTACGGCGAGAGATAGAGCGGGATGTGTGCATCGGCGGCCATCATGAGCGGCAGCAGCAATCGGCCGACGCGGCCATTGCCGTCGCGGAACGGATGCACGGCCTCGAAATGCGCGTGTCCCACCGCCATGCGGGTGATCAGGCTCTGGGTCATCGCCTGGATGCCTTCGCAGCGGAGGTAGGCGACGCTCTCGGCGAGTGCCGTCGGAATTGCGGCGGGCGGCGTGGGATTGTAGGTCGAGTAGGCGATGTCGCGTCCACCGATCCAGACGACAGTCTCTCGCGGTGTGCCGGGAACATCGGGATAGGCCGGATCACCGTGCATGACCGCACGATGCAGATCGGCGATGAGGTTTGTCGTGAAGAAGTTGTTTCGCACCTGCTTGGCGCGCGGGATCAGGCTGTCAAGTGCCAGCGCATAGTCACGCACCTGCACGGCGGCTTCGGAGGCGGCGTCGTTGGTGGCTTCGACCGCGAGCAGCTCATCGAGTGTGCTGTTTGTCCCTTCGATCGCTGAACTCGCGACGGCTTACCGTCGGGTTAGGATGCGGCTGATGAGAAAGGGATCGCGAAGTTCCGCTGCCAGTGCATCCGTTCTGGCCATGGCTTCAAAGGCGCGCGCATGTTGCGCGACGATCTCCGGCGGCAGCGCGATAGAGTCTTCCGGCGGCGGCAGTGGGACCACGCCGTAATGCGCATCGTGCGGCTTCGGCAGGCGCTGTAATTGATTTCGAATGGCGGGGGCCAAATCCTCCCGGTGCACGGCGACCAACCTATAATCAGAGAGTTCTTTTAACTAGTGATTATACTATATGATATTAAAGTATAATAACTATATATCTCTGCTCTGAGATTATACGTTTCGACACTTCGCTTCCATTGACGTCTACACAAAAACACACTATAGTGTATCTTGTTGGATCGCGGCGGCGGACAAACCTCTCCTCATAGAGGTCCCGCGTCTCACTCCGATCCGACCGTTTAGCGGACGTTACCCGCGAGAGCGGCCCCGTGCCGTGCCCGATAAGCCGACCTCTCTCGACCCGGCCCGGGCATCCAAGCGGACAAGCCATCGACCGTCAGTGCGCCCCACGTCGCGGGCGCGTTCACCGTTGAGGGCCACGCACATGTCCGCCAATCTCATCAATCTTCGCACGATCCAGTTTTCCGACAAGTTCGCTCTCCTCTCACAGCAATTCGGCTCGCGTCTGCAGGGCATGGTCGGTCAAGGCCAGTACCAGGGCAAGCAGGCGTCTCCTGTGAACCAGGTCGCGCCGACCGCCGCGGTGCCGGTGACCGAGCGCTTCACGCCGATCGACCGGCAAGACGCCAACTTCGACCGGCGCTGGGTCTTCCCGCTGCCCTATGAGCATGCCCAGCTCGTCGACAAGTTCGACGAGCTGCAGCTGCTCGGCGATCCGAAGCCGTCTCTCGTCATGAACGCGGCAAATGCGATGGGCCGCGCGAAGGACGACGTCATCCTCGGCGCATTCTTCTCCACGGCGAAGACCGGCGAGCTTGCCGCGGGCTCGGTCGCCTTCGGCACCGCTCTGACCGGCGCCGGCGGGCAGAACGTCTCGGTGCAGCATGGCGCGTCGGCGGCGACCAACCTCACCGTCGCCAAGCTGCGCGAGGTGGTGAAGACCTTCCTGCAGAATAATGTCGATCTCGACCGCGAGCAGATCACCGGCGCACTCAATGCGAAGGCGCATGACTCGCTGCTGGGCGAGATCCAGGTCACCTCGATGGACTACCAGACCAAGCCTGTGCTCGAGGAAGGGCGCATCCGTCGCTTCATGGGCATCAACTTCGTGCTGACCGAGGAAGTCACCGGAATCTGCACCGGCACCGACGACCTCGCCGGCACCAGCACGGGCATTCCGTTCTGGGTCAATTCCGGCATGCATCTCGGCGTCTGGATCGATCAGACCACCAACATCACCCAGCGCACCGACCTCAAGCTCCAGCCCTGGCAGATCTACATGGACATGATGATCGGCGCGACCCGCATCGAAGAGAAGAAGG